GCAAAGGGTGATCGTGTTTAACTAATTCGTATATCATATTGTTTCACTCCATTTCTTTCCACATGATAGACAACTAATATCATTCACGTGTTTGTTTTTATCGGGATTTATGTCATTACCATCTGCATCGTATGTTGGTTGATAGTATGCTAACGTTGAAGTAGATCTAACTACAGATCGCATACAATCATCTCGACTGCATCCTGGTCCACCGTCTACAAATTCTGCTAAAAAGCTTGTCATGTCGCTATCCTACTAAAGTTCTTATGCTTCTCAAATTTGATCACACTATGAAACTTATCATATAGCTGATCACCTTTATGACTAATGATGAATACATTAGTATCTTGAGCTAATCCATTTAATATCTTAATGAATTCATCTGTACCAGTACTATCTAAAGAACTATCAAACACTTCATCCATGATTAATAGATTAGTTGTTGATGAGTTTCTTAGTTTAGCAACCGCTCTCCATGCAAATAGTAATGCAAGATCGATTCTCATCTTCTCACCTTCAGAGAAGCTTGCATAACTAAACTCATCTCTAAATCTAGACTTGATTGTTTCTTCAAAGTTCTCATTCAACTCAAAGTTAACAAAGAAGTCCATTGCAGACAAATACTTATTAATCAATTGATTGATGATAGGAATATATTGACGAATGATTCGTGTCTTAATTCCACCATCTTTCAATAGACTTCCTGCAACATCTAATACTTGTTTCTCTTTTGCTAGATCTTCTTTCTTATTGATTGCATCTTTAAGTTCTTTCTTAAGCAACTGAAGATCTACATTACTATCATCATTATGCGAATCAGTCTTTTGAAGAGCTTCAATTTCTTTTCTAAGAGCTGCTTCAAAATTATTCCACATTGATATCTTTGTATTCAACTCAGATATTTTCTTATTGTTTTCTGTGATCTGCTTGTTTATAACTTGAATATCAGCAATCCTATCCATTGCTGCATTAAATTCTTGTTGTAATAAGTCTGTGCCACTTTCTATATCTTGAATCTGTTTATTATTTTTATCTATAATCTCATGCTTATGACCATCCTGAATTCCTTGTTTACATGTAGGACAATCATTATTGTCTTCGAAGAACTTAACATCTTTTCGTAGCTTAACCAATTTAACCGCTACTTTACTACGAAGATCTTCAAGCTGCTCATACTTCTTTTGCACTTTTTCTTTATCAGAAATAGATGTTTCTGCTGTAGTATTTAGTATCTCATATTTTTGAATTTCAACAGCAGCTTCATTCTTTGAGTTAATGATCTCATTTAACTGAACATCTTTCTGTTTAATAACTTCATCATTACTCAAACGAATAGTTTCAAGATGCTTCTTATGCATCTCAATCTTATCTGAGATTGATTTCATCTCAAAACCGATCGCAACTAAACTTTCTTTATTTGCCTGAATCTTTTCTTTAAGAATAGTATTCATCGTAGAAAAGATCTGAATATCAAGAAGATCTTCAATAACTTGACGACGAGTACCAGCAGGTAACTGCATGAATGGAATAAAGTTCGCAGAACCAAGAACAACGATCTGATTAAAAGACTTATGATTAAGCTTAAGAATATTCTTCTCTAGATACTCTTGATAATCGCGAGTAGCGGAGTCTTGATTCATCAGAGTTCCATTCTGAAAGATCTCAAATACTCCAGGCTTTAGTCCACGACGAATTAGATATTCACTTCTACCTACATTAAACTCAACTTCGACTAATAGATTCTTTTGTGTGATGGAGTTTATTAGTTGAGGTTTATTAATGTTTCGAAATGGTTTACCATACAACGAAAATGACAAAGCGTCGAGGATGGTGGATTTGCCTGCACCATTTTCCCCGACGATTAGAGTAGATTTATTTCTTGTTAAATCAATCTCAGTAAATAGATTTCCTGTCGAGATGAAGTTCTTCCATCTCAACGTCTTAAAGTGTATTGCCATGCTTTATTCCACAGATAAAGCTTCATTATATAATGAGCTCATTAATTTGTACACATCTTTTTTATCAACATTCGTCTCAATAGAATCAACATACTTATTCAGCATCGTGATCATATCTTCTGCTTGATTGATAATCTCTTCATCATCTTCTAAATTCAAATTAAGATTATCATCAACAACCTGAATACCAGAGATTCCAAGTTTTTCAAGTCTTTCAATTACGAGATCAAACCAGTATGGATTAGTTTTGTTATGAACGATTACTTTGATGAATCCATCTTTATATGCATCAATAGGAATGTTTACAACTTCCTCGTATGTTTTATCTGCATCACTGTAATGCAGCTTATGAAACATTCGATACGGATTTTCTATAAACTCCAGCTGTCGTTTTTCAAGATCGAATAAGTGAAAGCCTCGTGGGTCATTATAGTCAGACCACGTGAGCTCATATGGATTGCCAAGATAAGTAATATGACCATCAGTAGAGCGATGGTGGTAGTGACCACTGAATACCATGTCAAACTTTTTAAACATGTCTTTAGAAAGTCCTTCGTGGGATTCCATTCCTTTGTACATAGCAAAGCCTGCGATCTCGAAATGGCCCATGCAAAGTGTCGATGGAGTATCATTAATTTCTTTCATACATTCATGATAGTTCTCTGCACATATCCATGGCACCATACAGATCTCTGTACGTCCAATATAGATAGTTGCAGCAGAATTTATAACATGAATATTGTTATATTCTGCTAATAGCAATTCTGGGCTATTAACGTCGTTTGTGTTTTTAAAATATGTGTCGTGATTTCCAGTTAACATCCATACTTTAATATATTTCTCGGCTAACTTATCAAAGAACATCTTCTTAGCACGATCTAATGAATAGAAGTTTACATACTTTCTTCTATCAAAAGTATCCCCAAGAATAAGCACATGATTAATATCATTTTTATCAAGAACAGGGAAGAAAACATTTTCGTAGAATCTTTCATAGAAGTCTAAGAATGATAACGAATCATTTCTCGCGCCAAAATGCTGATCAGTGATTATTGCAACCCTCATCTATCATCCTTTAAGTTTCTGTGTTCTCTACTTCGAAGAACTTTTCAAGTGCCTCAGGTTTCTTTTCTTTTTTCTTCATCTTTGATTCGAATGCACTGACAAACTCATTCATCTTTTCAGTATCGATTACATAATTACTATTACCATAAGAATCTCCATCATCAAATTTATCATACATCTCTTCATGAATCATCGCTGATTCAAATGACTTATGTTTGATATAAAGCTGTTTACGCTCACGATGAATTCTACGAAGGAATGCAAAGTAGATGATCTGTGTAAAATAGGCAAATGGGTTATTTGACTTCTCAGGATCGAAGTTATTAATGTAGAGAATACAATTCTCTATGCCATCCGAGATCATCTCATCTTTATAAGAGTAATTAGCAAAGTTAGGACGCTTAGCAAGATTCTTAGCGATCATAAGAAAGCATTCACCAAGATATTCTGTAATGCGTGGTGGTTCTTTCTTTTGTGCTGCAGCTTCTAATACCTTTTTCCTGAACTCGCTAATATGTTCAAAGAACTCTTTATTATTTACGTAATGTACTGTTTTTTTCATTGTAAAGTTTTAATTGTCACCTTTTGCAAGAAGTCGTTAAACGCGGCATCTGTCTTTTCATTCATCTGTTTATCCATTTGATAGTTCTTTATCATCATAACATGTTGATCTACCATTGAATCGACTTCAGGAATAAATTCTTCTTTTGCTGTCTGTACAGATAATGAATAATATTCCATCATGTTTTCTTTTGGATGAGAAGTACTGATAATTGAAGTTTTCTTAAATGCGAAGATGTCATCAGCAGTAAACAGGCCATAGTACTTAAGCTGAACATATATCCCACCTTTCATACTAACAGCATATTTGATGGTCAGAGGATCCTTTAGAATAACATTCTCCTCATCTTCATCTAACATTTCAGCTATTATATCATCTCCAGTATTTAAAGTAAATATTTTTATCATTTTTTTATCCTAACGTTGTAGATGCTATAGTTAAACTTCTCTTCATCATAAATTTTAATACGTTCAACAAAATGTTTTAATGTGAAGTTCTGATGCGCCTTATATGAAAGATCGTCAACGATGTCATATAGAACTGCTTCTTCTTTTTCATTATGAAGTCTAAGCATGCGTCCAATTGACTGAAGAACTTTAATCTTGGACTTAGATGGGTGGGCTGCTATCATATGATGTAATTTATTTATCGATACCCCAGTGCTCGTAGTTCCCAGAGAAGCTACGATCGTAGCATTTTCTTCTTCTTCGATAGCCTTACGAATTTGTTCTCGGTCATTTCCTACTACTCCACCATCGATATAGAATACGTTCTGTCCTTCTTCATTGATCATTGAATATAGTTCTTTTCCATGATCGATAATTCTAAAGAACAATAGCTTATTTCCTTTTAAGGATAGTGCTAAGTTCTTAATAAACTTATTTCTTTCTTCATTTGATGTAAGAAAATCTATTTCTTCTTGATATGATTTGCCTTTTAGATTCTTTGCTGTTTCCTCTGGATATCTTAATACAATACATTTGATCTTTAACTTAGCAACATGACCTGCTTCCATAAGTTCTGCAGTTGTTGTTGCTTTATACTTAGGACCAAATAATCCTTCGATTGTATGTTCATTTAGTTGTTGACCATCTAATGTACCAGTTGTGCCGAATCTGTACTTACACTTGTCTAACTTAGAAAGAATATTAATAAGAGTTGTTGCTTTACACCCATGAGCTTCATCACCAAATACAACATCGAATTGATCGTACCATTGTTTAGGTACTCGTGTCTTACCATTATCTAATGATTGCCATGTAGTGATAACTACATCAGCAGGAATATCTCTGCTCTTGTCTAGACCTTCTGTACTCTTATGAATAACTCCATCATAGCCGTATGATTCAAAATCACTTGCCATCTGCTCAACTAGACCAGTTGTAGGAACTATAACGAGTGTTTTCTTTTTATACCATTGAGTGATCATGTAGATCATCAATGATTTACCAGAAGAGGTGGGAGATAGAAGTGTTCTACGATTAGAACGAAGACATTTTAAAACTGAATCGAATTGATAGTCTCTGACCTGTAACTTTTCAGGCAATCCTAAACCGTCAACAAACTTCTTTAATTCATTGACAGAAATATTTTCATATGTGAGTTCATCATCAAACGTTAATGTATAGTCACGTTCATCACAGAACTTCTTGATCTTCTTTGCTAGACCAGCATATATAATACCAGTGACGTTGTTGAGTAGACGAATCTTGCCATCCCACATGCGTGAACGATACTTAGGATGGAATTTATAATTGTCTGCAAAGAATGTAAAGTTATCAGAGATCTCGCGAATGATCCCTGCATCTGCTTGTACTTTTATATAGACTGAATTAACATGTTTAAGATGAACATCTGCCATTATGCTCCTACCTTGAAGCGTTCCCAATCAATTGCTGATTTAATTTGAAAGCCACGATTAACTAATGATTTAATAATATCTTCAAGGAATTGAATCTTTTCCTGCTGAAGCCCAATTTTTAGAGATGCTTTGATGATGTCAGAATCAGCGTCGATATAGTTATTTACTTCAGCCTTCAAGATAGCACCACGAGGAGGAAGCTTCCAACCTTTTTCTTCTGTATCTTCTGTAGGACCCATAGTATAGAATTCATACTTCTCTAACTTAAGAATCTTAAATTCTGATTCCCATTTACGAAGTTGCAATCTAGCTGTACTATAGATCTTATAGTATTTGCTATGTAACTGAGGTATCTTTATTGCTTCCTGACCAAGCTCTGTACGATCTATCTGGGTATCTTTATCCCATTCTGCTTGAAGTTCTTCAAGAGTCATTGTAAACCTTTCATAATATTATTATAGTATATGGAGATTGCTTAAGAGAATTATACTATAAATGTCAATTGATGTACAACGTTTTTTACAATCTTGCTACTTCAAATCGTTTGTAAGCAAAGCTAGCTGTACATTCTAAATAGTCGACAGTTGACAATCTAGAATCAAATTGCAAAGATGATAATGATATAGGAAAGATATCGTAAAAATAGACATTTACTATAGCATTCGAAGCACTCGAAAGAACGGTAAGAGTTGCGTCTGAATAGTTTCCTTTAGAATCAGGATTTCCTGCTGGAGCACCCAATGGAGCAACAACTTTATATTGATCGAAATTATCAGGATATCCTAAAGCAATCATCCAATCATAGATATCAGTGTAAGCTCTCATATCCTCATCAACTTTAAAAGTCACAGATAATTCACCAAATTGAACTTGATCACCAGGAACAGGTAATTTAACAAATGGTGTAATCAGTCCAATATTACCAAATATCAAATCTGGAATATTGATAGTTTGAACGAAGTATGTGAACGTAGATATTCTGTTCACAGAGAACTTAAACCCTAAAGGTGATAGGTAGTTTAGATTTGTTGGTTGATTTTCTAGTGCAGACATACTAACTCCATGGTCTATTATTCAATATTTATAAGCTAAAAAAGGGAGCCGAAGCTCCCTTTAAGTACCGATCTTATCGTCGGTTTATTACATGATGTTGTTAACTACAACACGACGATAATATACGTTCGTATTGAGTGTTAGAGCACCTTGTGTAGAAGCTGCAGAACCGTCAGCAAATGGGTTTGATACCATTCCGTAACGAGTCTTGAAGCCGATCTTAGGCTGGAATGAACCCTGATCAACTGCACGAACCATTTGTAGAGGAACGTATGGGCAGTAGAACAAGCCAGCATCGAATGCGCTGGAACCCTTATAACCAACAGTCATGTAGTGACCGCCTGTTACGTATGGATCGATATACACACGGATACGACCGTTTAGAACACCTGCAAAAGTATTACCTGTGTCATCAACGTTTAGTGCGTTGCTGTTTAGAGCTGGAGCGTAGTCAAGAACACCTGCCATCTGTAGAGCTGATGCAACATCAGAAGAACAGATTAGGATGTTACCTTTACCACGACGGGTTTGCTTAGCGATTTGGTTAGCTTCACGTTCAACTTGGAACATTAGACCTTTGAACTTCTCAACTGACCAACGGCCGTTTGAGTCTGTATCAAGATCGAAAATACCAGAAGCTGTAGTACCTTCTGTAGCACCTGCAACAGCTGTGATGTTAACTGTACGAACAACTTCACGGTTGATTTCAGCAAGGATCTCAGCCGATAGGATGTTTGACAATTCAGTTTCAGCGTCAAGACCATGAACTGCCTTAAGATCTTGTGCTAATTCCATTGTGTATTCTGCTTTTAGAGCACGGCTCTTAGCAGTTACAGTTACTTTCTCGATTGAGAAAGCCATTTCAGGCATTGCTACGTTAGCTGAATTACCTAGTGCTTCAGCCTGGGATGTTGACATACCAGCGCCGTAGTTATATGTGTTAACAGCTGAAAGACCTGTTGTGTTGCTGTCGCCTGGGAATGTACCAACGTTCTTGTTACCAATTGTGTTAGCACCTGAAACAACTGTCGAGAACGCAGTGTTAACTTCGTTGTAGAAAGTTTCAGTTCCAGTATTGTTGTTGCTGTAACGTGCACGCATTGCGAAGATAAGTCCTGTAGGACCAGTCATTGGCTGAACGCCGCAGATATCGTATGCGATTAGGTTAGGCATTGAACGACGAACTAGGCTGATTAGAACTGGGTCGAAAATATCGACTGCGCCGTCACCAGCTGTTGAAGATGATCCGCCCATCGAGTTGCTTGGACGACCATCAGCAAAGCCTTCGCCTAGTAGATTTTGTGATGCGCCATGTGAAGCTGCTTCACGTAGTGCGCGCTCTGTGTTCTCGAGAACCATTGCGGTTACGGAACGCTTATGAGCATCCTTAATAGAACCTAGATCTTCATGATCTAGGACTGGTGCCCATTTCTTTTGAATTTCCTCAGCTAAATACATCTTTACCCCCTTAGGTGATTGAGTTAATACTATTTATACAATTATTTCTTTAATGTCTTAGAAATTGCTTCTGCGTATCTGTTGACAATAGGATCAGTCGACTTCAATACAGCTTTACCGGAATCTGAATCAGGATCAATTGCTGCCTGCTCATCTTCTACAATATCTGTACCAGTCTTTTTCTTGTCAGAGAAGTAGTTCTCTTTAACGATCTCTACTTTCTTACGATAGCTATCAGCGTCTTCGAACGAAATTCCTTCGATAAGAACTTTTAGCTTTTCAGCTTGTGTATCTGCAAGACCTTCTGATACTTCATCGAATACTGCTTCCATTTGAGCTTCATTGATCATCTGTTTCATCTCGATGTTTTCAGCGATAGCTACATTTAGTTTATCTTCTAATTCAACAACATGGTCTGCCATATCGTCAACTAGATCGATCTTATCAGCAGGTACTTCGATGTAGTTTTCAACAAATAGATTCTTCAAGCCGCTGATGAAGTTTTCAGAGATGTCTGCGCGTATCTGATTATCGATAGCTACTTGATTCTCTTTCATCCACTGCTCTACCACATATGTCATATATGTGTCTACTTGTTCTGTTAGTTCTGCCTTCAATGCTTCGATCTCAGCATCTTTTTCTTCTTGTAGACGCTGAACTTCTGATGCTACACGATCATTCATTGCAGCTTCGAATAGTGTAGTAACTTTCTCTTTGAATTCTTCAGAAAGCTCGTCACCAAACATTGATAGTAGGCCTTCGCTTACAGTCTTATCGCCGTCTTCGGATGCAACTTCTGCATCTGTCGCGACGTCGTCGTTTTCTAAAATCTCAGGTTTAGTTGCCATTTGTTACGCTCCTTAGGCTATAATTTAGGTTATTTATAAATGTTACGATTTTGATAATTTGTTCAGGAACGTCTCGAAGATCTGCATCTTTTTATCTAGAGTTAATGTTCTAGATCTTACTGCAGTATCTACATCTTCTTTGACGCCTTCTAAGTGTTTTTGCACCATGACTCCATTGTTCCAAACCCACTCAACGCCTTCCATGACGCCTTGAACAAAAGCATCTGGAGCGGATGGATCTGCAACAATATCAGCTGGTGTAGCAAGCATAAAGTCTTTTTGTACTTCCATCACTCCATCTTTACGCTTAACCATAGAACCTAAACCACGAGAAGATACTCCAACCCTTGCACCTTCTTTAATTAAGTTCTTTGCAATATTGCCATAAGGCGTATCCATCAACTTTGCTTTACCAATAAAATTGTCTCCATCTTGACGAAGTTCTTTGATCATGTGAGATACACGTTCAAGATTAATAGTAGGACCTGATGGATGACCTAGTTCACCATACGCTCTATTTGTCTTGACTTTCTCTGTCACATAGCGATCAACTTCTTTTGCTAACATCTCTGTAGAATAGAAACGATTATTTTGGTTTTGTCTATTGCCTTGCATGAAGATGCCTTCAATGTACATATCTTTAGAGCCATCTTCTTTGGCTTCTGATAGATATGTAACATCTTCAATGACTTCGCATATGAGCTTCATCTTTCTATTCCTTTATACTGGTCCAGAGTAATTAGAAATTTTTCTAAACTCTATTGCATACATTGAGTTTGCAGAATCTGTTACAAAGACGATATTAGCAGTGTCTCTATCTGCATCTACGCCCATTCCAGTTCCAGAAAAATCAAAGTATGTTGCTGTTGTTGGTATCTGGAGAATCTTATTATTTGCATTAGAAGTATTTGCTCTCCAATATGTCACATTTGCAGTTCCTTCAGTGTGTCCAATGATCTGCGTAATATGAGCAGATAAAACAGACTCTGAAGAGTTTGACTGTAAATTTGCAACACTAATATTGGTATTACCCCAAACTCTTAATAATACCTTACTTCCTGGTTTATTAGTTATAATCTTATATGACATAATTTATTCCTTACCGGCACGTTTAGCAGCATAGTATGCAGCGAGAGCTTGTTGTTTACGCTGTTCTTTTGACTTACCAGCAAACTTAGGATTATCTGAAGATGAAAAGTCTTTAATCCATTCTCCTGCACCTGCAGAAACCTTTAGAACTTCATTGACTTCAACTTCTTCTTTTGCAACTTTTTTGTTTGCAGTTCCCTTAAAGCTCATGAATTTTCTTGCTGCATCTTTAATTCCTGCCTCACGCTTATCAGATTTTTTTCCTTGCTTGATATCAACTCTTGCCTTATCAATATAGCTTTTTAAAGTAGATTTTTCAAGCTCATTAACTTGTTCAACTTCTTCTTTCATCTTTTTCATTCTATCAACTGCTTTATGAACACCTTTATCTCTAGTACCAGGAGTCAGTAGAGCAACACCTCTATTACCGCCTTTTCCAGGAAGATTTTCAGCTTTGGCTTTATCAACGTAACTTCTAAGAGTCGACTTTTTTAGCTCATCGACTTGTTCGATCTCTTCTTTCGCTGTTTTGCCTTTAGTGCCGGATTTGATTTTAGCAATCATACGAGCAGCTGCACGTTCATTTCTTCCTTGCATAACATTAGCATAACTTTGACGCATTGCTGTTGTTACTGCACCAACAACTTTATCTTTTTCTTTCTGAGACATAGGTTTCTTTACTTCATCAAGTTCAACTTCTTCTTTCATTTTTCCTACTGGTTGACCTTTTGCTTTCTTTGGGTCTTTTGGCATTGTTGATGTGCCTTTTGGAGCTGATGCACCGATTTTAACTCCTGATGCAGGAAATGCACGCTCTACATCCTTATTATATGTTGCTTCATATACTGCTTCTGAATCTTTAGTGTTATAACCTTTACGAGTCTTCTTACGATCGATCTCTTTCACTGCTGCTCCAGCATAGACATCATCGCCGTTTCCAGCAACGTCTGCAGTCTTAACAACGATGTGCTTCTTTACAAAGCGCTTTTCATCAGCTGACTTTGGAGAATACACTTCTAAAATTTGTTTTAAGGTTTTCATTTATTCCTCTTCTGTTTGATCTGAATCCTCTTCGAAGTCCCAGTCTTCAAGTCCCAGCTCAGCCCATTCTTCGTCTGAAAGATTTAGAAGTTCTTCATCGCTGATATCAGCATCTTCTACTTCATCTTCTTCTGGATCTTCATCTGTAACTTCATCGTCTGCTTCACTATCGATAGCAGCCGCTTTAATTCTTTCGAGTGCCTCATCATCCAAATCTGGATTAAACATTCTTGCACTAACTTCAACGCTTCTATCACTTAAGGCGGTAGCAACACGCTCTTTCATGATGTCATTGAATGACTGCATAATATCAACAGGCTTTTGTTGTTGAGCAAAATCAACGATGTCTCTAATCTCAGGCATATCTTTTCTCCAAATTATTTATAATGTTATAATTGCTTAAGACACTTTCTATTTCCTCTGTTGCAGGTGCCGCAGCTTGTGCTTCAGGAGGATTATATAATGGATTATTCATCTCATCAGTGATCTCTTTATCGATTTCTTTGATCTCATCTTCGTCTTGATGGAGAACATTCTTACGAATCCATAAATGAGAATAATATTTACCAACATAAGGATCAACCTGCTGTAATGTTGATAATCTATCTCTCATGATCTCTGCGTTCTTAAGCTCGTCAAAGTAATTATCACGTGCAAAATCAAATTTAATATTTTGATTTATCTTCTTCCAGTCTTCAGATGTCAGAATATTCTTTAAAATCAACTGACGTTCTAAAGTTTTAAGGAATAATGTTGAGAAACGATTGCGTAGTCTAGTAATAAACTTAGCAAATTTGATCTCATCTCTTGAGATCTCTGTAGCTCTTCCAAAGTTAAATGTAGATTCAGGTTCCATTCTAGAGATAGGAACATTTAGTGATCTAAATAATTTTCTTTGGAAGTATACTACGTCGTCAAGCTCCCCCAAGTTCTGTCCAGCTGGGAGGGTAGTGATCTCTGTACCCTTTCCACCCTCACGACGTGGAAGCCAAAAATCTTCCAACATCGACATAAATTTACGATCATCTCTGATCTCACCAGTCTGAGCATCATATACAACTTTGTTCTTAAAGCGTGTCATTACATCACGTAGATATTGCTCTGCCTTCATCTTAGGAAGGTTACCAACGTCGATGTAAAAAATACGACGTTCAGGAG